TTAAATCAGGCTATGCCCGATATGCACTACTTGCCCGATGATTTGTAGGTTTTGAGCATTTTCGCCTGTAATGCTGATTGGCGGGTATTCCTCTTTGTTATCGCTGATAAGCGAAATGCCGTCCCATTCCATCTTCACACGCTTAACCCACACACTTTCGCCGTTTTGAACAAGGTAAATGCGGTCGCCTTGAATTTCTTTGCGGCTTAAATCTACTAACATCTGATCGTAGTTATTGATAGTTGGCAGCATTGAATTGCCGTTTGCCCAGAATACGGCGCAGTTATCTGCTTTTACGCCTAGGCTTGTTAGCAATTCGTCTGAATACGGCTCTTGTCCATCAGGCTGGGTGATACCCTCGTTAAAACTCCCAAATCCTGCAGAAACGTTGATGGAGCTATAACTATCAATCATACTCACCCCTTCCTCTAACATGGCTTGCATTCTTTCAAATGCACGGCTAACAAGGCTTCCTGCAGGCTTTTCTTCTGTTGTCTTTTCTTCTTTTATTTTACCGGTCGCAAGCCATTCAATGCTTACTCCTGTAACTTCTGCAATTTTTACAAGGTTGGAACGAGATGGATCGGCTTCACCTTTTCGCCATCTTGTAATTGTAGAAAGTGTTACGCCTGTTTTTCGAGCAAATTCGCTTGGGCCATTCAGTTTATCTACTAGATATTCAATCCTTTCTGGGAAATTGTCTTGATTTTGGTACTGCATACTAACCTCTTTAGTCGTAATAGTTGAATAATTACAACTATTACGGGATTAAAAACTAAATTATTACCCGTAATAGAACTAATTAAGTCATTGTTTTTATTCGAAATAGTAAAACAATAGATTAAAATATAGCCAAATGAAACTATTACGGTGTATTTTATAGTTGCAACATGCAACTATTACGGATAATATACACCACATAAGGTACAGCAAAAAAGGTGTATTAAATGAGTGTATTAGAAAAACCAAAAAAAACCGCAGAACAGGATTGGCACCGCGCCGATATTCTTGCGGAATTAAAAAAGAATGGTTGGTCGCTTCGCTCTTTAGCAAAAGAGGGGCAAGTCAGCTACAACACATTAAAAACAGTTTTGGATAAATCTTATCCAAAGATGGAGCGTTTAGTTGCAAATGCAATTGGTGTTCCACCTGAAGTTATCTGGGCTGGTCGTTTTGCTGAACGAAATAAAAGACCAACATTACAACATAAGTACTGATTTTAACCGTAAAAGTTATAAAAAGGAACATTTATGGATAATCAAAGCTTAAAAACGCACTATTCAGTGTATGAATTAGCAAACTTAAAGCTAAAAACACTACCTTCAGCCCCCAAAAACATTTGGGAACAAGCCAAGCGAGAAAACTGGAAATCTCAAAAACGCCAAGGGCGTGGTGGCGGGCTGGAATATGAATTAGCCAGTTTGCCAATCGAAGTGCAAAACGAGCTTCTGCTCAAAACTACCCCAGAGCAAACGGCGGTAGCTTTGCAAAAAATAGAAGAAACTCGACCGCTTGCAAGCAATGAAGTCTGGCAATTATGGGACGAAGCAAGTGCAAAAGCCCAAGAGCAAGCAAAAATCAAACTTGGCACGATGTTTGCAGTAGCAAATTTAGTGGAAAGCGGTGTGAACGTGTTAGATGCCTTCCGGCTTGTCTGTGGCAAAGAAAATGCCGAACGGCTGAAAAATAACGAAAAATTACTCTCAGTTGGTTCTTTAAAAAATTGGTGGTATCGGGTCAAAGACGCCCCACGGCAAGATTGGCTGCCCTTGATGCTCAACAACAGCGGCAAGAGTAGCAAAAACGTGGCAGAAATAGATGAAGCTGCTTGGCAGTTCTTCAAAAATTTCTACTACAGTCGTGAAAAACCCTCACTGGCTCACAGCTATGAGGTATTAAAACAAGCCGCACAATACAACGGTTGGCGCATTCCCTCTCGCTCTTCGCTAAAACGCAAAATGGAACGAGATGTACCAAAAACCGAAGAAGTGTTCCGTCGTGAAGGCCAATACGCATTAAGTCGGCTTTATCCCTCACAGGTTCGCACCGTGGCAATGTTACAAGCGATGGAGTGGATCAACGGCGACGGTTATCAACACAACGTTTGGGTGCGATTCCCTGATGGCGAAATTAAACGCCCGAAAACATGGCTTTGGCAAGATGTTCGCACCCGAAAAGTGCTGGCCGCTAGAACCGATAAATCGGAAAACACCGACACCATACGCCTCAGTCTGCTTGATGTGATTAGTCGCTACGGTTTGCCGAAACACTTAACCATCGACAACACCCGAGCGGCAGCCAACAAGAAAATGACGGGCGGGGTAAAAAACCGCTACCGCTATCAAGTAAACGAAAACGAAGTGCAAGGCATTATTCCGGCACTCGGTATCGAACTGCACTGGACGTCGATTCAATTCGGCAAGGGGCGCGGGCAAGCCAAACCAATTGAGCGTGCCTTCTCTCACGGCGGTTTGGGAGATTATGTCGATAAGCACCTGTTATTACGCGGGGCTTATGCAGGGGCGAATGCCTACGAAAAGCCCGACTATGACGGCAAAAACGGCGCAGAACAGCCTGTCGATTACGCCACATTCTTAATGGCATTAGAGCAAGGCATTCAGCAATGGAACAACGTGGGCAACCGCCTCACCGAAATTTGTGCAGGCAAAAGCAGTTATGCCGAAGCCTTTGAGCGAGATTGGGCTGTTGCCGAAAAACGCCCGATTAGCCAAAGCCAAATGCGGTTGTTGCTTACCCTGCATGAGGAAGTTCGCCTTAACCAAGACGGTACCTTCTACCTAAACGCAGGCAAAATCGGTACGAACAAAAACCGCTATGAGTCACTGGCGCTTATCGGTACCTCACACAAACGCGTTGTGGTGCGCTACGACCCAGCCAATCTGCACGACAAAGTGTGGGTTTATGCCTTAACGGGCGAATACTTGGCGGAAGCGGAAATCACCGAAAAAGCAGGCTTTGGCGACCAAATGGCAGGACGCGAACACAACAAAGCAATGCGCAACTGGGTAAAACATACCGAAAAAGCGGCGAAAGAACGCGCTAAAGCGGAAGAAATGGAACTCAGCAATTACGCCCCGGCGGTCGAATTTGAAGAGCGGTTCTTGGAAATGTTGCCAGAGCCGGTAAAAGCCCCTCAAACGCAAGCAGAAGAGGTGGAATATGAAGAAGTGCTAGATTTCAACACCGTGCGAAAAGTACCGAAAGCAGTGGAAGTAGAAGCCGAAGAAATCAGCGAATTTAATCGTGATTGGGAAAAGGGTTTAGAGCTTTTAAAGAAAAGTAAAGGGCGTTAAACCAACCGCCTTTAAACCAGATTTAAACAGGGTTTAAACGCCCTAAGGAGAACAAGATGAGCAATATCACATTAAACGAAAACGCAATGCTTTATTTAAAAGCAGACTATTATCGCCCTGAAATGCCCACTTTTAAAGCCTGCTATTTCCGATTAAGCAAAATTGCCCAAGAACAAGGCTGGGGAACATTGCCGAATTTAGCCCAAACCAAAGCCCTGTTTAAAGCGGCAGTCCCTGAGATTATTTGGACGAGAGAGGCGTTTAAGCGTGCCAATACTCAAAAGAAACACGCACATAAGGCAACGCCTTATCTTGAACAAGTAATGTAATTCGAGCAGCAAAACTCTCAGGTAACAGCACATAAAACGGAGCTGGCAAGTTAGATAAATCAAGTGGTTCAGAGCCTATTTTGTTCAACTCTAACACTTGAAGATGGCGAGATTTCAATTTTGCGATTAGTTGATGAAGAAATGCTGAACGTGAATTACCCACCACAGCTTGTAACGCATCATCAAGATTAAGCCAAGAGGCAGAACCGTGAGCAGGCAAGGCTTGAGCAAATTTTAAAAACTGCTTATGCCAATTTTCTTCAGAAAGCAATGAGGTTGGCTCTTTTTGTACAGAATGTTCAAGTTTAGTAATCACTTCTGAAAATTCGTGAAAAAGTGTTGCCACGGAGTAGAGCTTAACAGGTTGGCGAACCATTTTTAACAGTAAATCAGTTTCAGACATAACGCCCCCAAAGGTAAAAACAGGAAACCCATTATGACACTAATCAACAAACTCAAACAACACTTAAGCGACAGCCAAATCACCCAAGCCCAGCTTGCCCGCGAAGCAGGCGTAAATGCAGGTGCATTGTCGGCATACCTTAACGATAACTACAAAGGCAATATTGCAGATGTGGAAGCAAAACTGGCAGCTTACCTTGAGAAAAAAGCGGTGCAAGCCCGCGAGTTTGTAGAGGCACCAGCCTTTATCGAAACAGCGACTTCTCGTCAAATTTTCAAAACGCTGGAATTTGCCCAAATCGCCAACTGCTTAGCGACTGTTTACGGCATGAGTGGCGTAGGTAAAACCAAAGCGATCCAAGAGTTCGCCAAAAGTCACGCTAACGTGTGGCTGGTAACTGCAAGCCCTAGTCGTTCAAGTTTAAGCGAAATTTTGTATGAAATCGCCCTTGAGTTAGGCATCAGCGACGCACCACGCAGAAAAGGCACACTCTCACGCCTGATTGCTCGCAAAATCAAAGGCACAGAGGGCTTGCTGATTGTGGATGAAGCCGACCACCTTCCTTATGAGGCACTCGAAGAACTCCGTATTATGCAAGAAGAAGCCGGTATTGGCTTAGTGTTGGTAGGCAACGACAAAGTCTATACCCGAATGAAAGGCGGTATTAGCCCAAGCCACGAATATGCAAGATTGTGGTCGCGCGTGGCAAAAAACACCAGCATTCAGAAAACTAAAAAAGCAGACACGCAAGCAGTCGCTCAAGCGTGGGGGTTAGAAACCGACGAAGAAGCCTTAAAAGTGATGCAAAGCATTACCGAAACAGGCGGTGGTTTGCGAATTTTAACCCAAACGCTACGCCTTGCAGGAATGGTAGCAAAAGGATCTGGCAAGTTGATTGATGCCGACTTAATCATTAAAGCTCGCCAAGAGTTATTAGGAAAAGGCGAATAGGAAGATTTATGCAAAAAGTCTACAACAAAATGGCAGGCGAAATGATGAGCCCTCGCAATGCCGTTATCCATAACCAATTAGCTATGCTTGAACTTGCCACACTTGAGTGCGAAGCATTAGGCATTGAAGTGGAAACCGTCGAATGGTTCGATATTGGTAAACCCCGCCTTGTCGTAAAAGATTGCTCAGCTTTGCGCCATTTAATTAAGACTGGTAAAGCCTTTAATTATGGCTCAGAAGTGAAAAACGGCATCCGTATTTACCTAAATCAAATGATGGTAAAAGGCGTAAAAATTATTTGGAAATCAGATGTAACTAAACATTAACCACAGGAGAAACTATGGCAACGAAAGTAAAAAGCCAAGCGAAATTACGCTTTGTAAGCGTAGAACAGGTGCAAAGTGCGATTAAAGAAATTGGCGATTTAAGCCGTGAACATACCCGCCTTGCGACCGAGATGAACGACAAGATTGGGGCAACAAGTGAACACTATGCTCCGAAATTGAAAGCCTTAAAAGAAGAGATTGAGCCATTGCAAAAGGCGGTGCAGGAATACTGCGAGGCAAACCGTGATGAGCTGACCGAGTTCGGCAAAACCAAAACGGCGAATTTTGTGACAGGTGAAGTGCAATGGCGACAACGCCCACCTTCAGTCGCTATTCGTGGGGCGGAAGCTGTGATGGAATTCTTGCAACGTATGGGCTTCGACCGCTTTATTCGCACCAGGCAAGAAATCAACAAGGAAGCGTTGCTCAATGAGCCAGAAGTGGCAAAAGGGATTGCCGGCGTGACAATTAAACAAGGGCTAGAAGATTTTGTGATCAAACCATTTGAGCAGGATGCGAGATGATGGACGATTTACAAGATGTAAGCAGATTAAGAGAAGCATATCAGTTTTATCAAAAAGCAAAACAAGATGAAGATTCGATTGTTTGCGGTTGTTTAAATGATGCGTATGAATGGCTCTTCAGTGAATTGAAGGCACTGTTTGATGAGGAGGAAGAATAGTGAAACTAAAACAGAAACTTTTAACGTTTCCAAACGTATGTTTATTGCTTCTTGTAATTTGTAGCACGCTAGGTTTAGCACTGGTTTGGTTTATTCCATTTGTTGGTCAAGCCTTAATTTGGAATTCCCTCGTTTTTCTATGCTGGGTGGTTTATTTCGAGGTTCGTGGCTTAAAAGATTGGGGCGAACACAATCTTGAGCAATTAGTAAAGATGGCTGAAGTTTCCGCAGCAGCAGCTTACAAAATTAAGCAGCATGGTGGCAAAGTGATAATGAATGGTAAGGAGATGTAATGAGTGCCTCTGTAATTTGCTTAATCGTTGCCAGCGTACTATCGCTTATCGTGCTGTATTTAGAACAAGATTAAAGCCTATTTAAAAGCCCTTTAAAAATCTCCCCTACCCCCTCTTTGCAAAAGAGGGAGACGGATTGAGGGGCTTTCAAAATATGTTTTAACCCACAGGAGAAACCGATGAAAACCAAACGACCACACGCCAAAAGCGTGGAAAACTTCAACCGCTACCGCTTTTATGCGGAGAAAGCGGCAAAAGAAGAACAAGCCGGCAACTACGAAGAAGCCGAAACTCATTGGGATTTAGCAATGCTTTCTGCCAGCCCCGAAAACAAAGAATGGGCAATCCGCCGACGCGATTTTTGTCAACGTATGCATCAAAGACCATTTGAGGGGGAATAATGATGACTGAAACCCGTAAAAACGAGCTAGAAAACCAGCTAAACCAAATGATTGTGATGCTAAAAGAAGCTCAAAAATCTTTGTTTAAAGGGCAATACACCCACGCAGCTATTTTTGTGGGGAATGTGTCGGATCAGTTGCCAAATATGCGAATGATGTTAGCGAGGGGGTAAAGATGAATGCAATCCAATTTAGATATTTTAAAGGCGTTATGACTAAAGAGCCTCTAAAAACGATTATCGACACTTGGTACAAATTAAGAGCTGAACGAGATAAAAAGCTAACCAACATATTTAATACTATCCCTTTTTATGAAAGCTGGTTAGGTGATGAAACTTCTATTTTTGGAATAGTTTGCAGTTATGACAATCCAGCTCGTGATGAGGCAGTATTAACAAAAGGATACAGAACTGAAGATTATAAAGGAAAATGTGTGGTTAAACCTGATAGACGTTATAAGGTTGGCAAGGATTTTGACAAAAAACTACAGGCTATTCGACAAATTTTAAAGGAAGCCCCTGATTTCTCAAGTTATTCGCTAAAAGAGCTGGGTATGTATTTGTTAGTTGGTAATTTTAGCCGACTTTATTTCTCAGTATCTGGGGTTCAAGATGATATTTATATCGCAAAAATTCCAGTTAAAGAGCAAGGTAATTTTGGTGATGATTTTTTAGAAATCCACGAATGCTTAACTGAAATAAAAGAGAGTGAATTTCTTTCTATTCAAGGCTTATAACAAGGAGGCAACTATGTAACCGCACAATAACCGCTGCCCACACCATTCCATCTAGGTTGTTATAACTCGGTGTGGGCAAGTTTAAAGGGTGTTTAAATTTTAAAGTAAATCGTTTAAAGCCTGTTTAAATCAGCTTTAAGCCAGTTTTAAAGGATTGACTAAGAGGACACACAATGAGCGAAAAAGCCAAACTAATCCAGCTGATCCATATTGGCAAACAGCAGCTTAATATGGACGAATTCAGCTACCGCGAAATGGTCAAGCGACTGACCAATAAAACCAGCTCCACCAAATGCACGGTGGTGGAACTGCTCAAAATTCTGCACGAAATGCAGCAAAAAGGGGCTAAAGTGAAACACTTTGCAAAACGTGGGACAAAACCAACCGCTTACAGTCCTGCTACAGGCGAAGTTAAGGTGAAAAGTGAAATTGCTCATAAAATCCGAGCTGTCTGGATTCAGATGGGTAAGCACGGATTTTTAGCTGACCCAAGCGAAAAAGCCTTAAACAGTTATATGCGAAAAGTGATGAACAAAGGAAAAAGTGTGCTTGCACTCAATGTAGGGGCGTTAAACAGCAACGATGCCAGCAGATTTTTGGAAATTCTCAAAAAGTGGCATAAGCGGGTAATGCTTAAACGTCTTGCTGAAAAATATGGGTGCATTACAAGTGCTGAAACAGGCTATGATGAACTTTGTTTAGTATTTAAAAATTATCAGGGGGTAGCATGAAACTCTGTCGTTGCCCTATTTGCCACAGTGATATTCACTTGGAAGCCCTTATTGAAGATGATGCCGGTCGTGAATTATTAGGCAAAATTAGTCAACTTACCCACGGTTGTGCCCAACCGATGGTTGGTTACTTAGGCTTATTTAAGCCAGCCAAAAGCAACCTCAACAACGCCCGAGCTTTGAAGATATTGAGCGAAGTGTTAGATCTCTACCCTTGCTCGCTGCTTTTGGCTCAAGCCCTCAGCGAAACGGTGGCAAGCCTGCGCAAAAAACGCCAACAAGCCTTGCAAACTGGGCAGAAAATTGAACCGCTAACGAACCATAATTATTTAAAATCGGTGTATGAGACTCAAAAACCACACTTTGCTGTGATTCGCTCCGGCAAAAATCAGTCAGAAACCGTCAAAGCCCAACAAGCGGAAGACAAAAAAGTGCAAGATGCGATTTTATATGTCGAACGGTTCGTACAATTAGGGCAAGAAGAGTTTGTGAAAAACAGCCCTGAATATCAAATCTGGCTGAATCATAAGGCACAAAAACAAGCCCTTTAATTCTCCCTCAAGGCGGTCATTACCGCCTTTTTTCTTGCCTTAAACTCACCCTTTTAGACTTTTTTATTTCTCGCCAGTCCTTTCTATATCAGGCTTTAAGCCACTTTTCGGCTTGTATTAAGAAAAATTGTGCTAGTGGGAAATTTTAGGTTTTGTACAATAGGCACATTGATAAATTGAATTGGGTAAGCTATGTCGCAAACATTACAACAAACAGGATTATTTGATGATGAACACGCTGATATTGGTGCATTGTTCGACCATTTAGACCAAATCCCCAGCGTAGAGTTAGAAAAACGTTGGCCATCGCTATTGGTGGAGGTAATAGAGGTAATGCAAGCGGAGCTATTGCGCCAAAATTTTGCAGAAGATAAAGCAAAAAAGACCGCTTCGAAGCTCGTGGGCGTAATGGCTCACTATTTTGGCGGTAAGTCGTTTTATCTGCCCGCAGGTGATAAAATCAAAGAAGCCTTACGAGATGCACAAATTTATCAAGAATTCAACGGTAAGAATGTACCTGAACTAATAAAAAAATACCGATTGTCAGAAAGCACAATTTATGCGATCTTACGCAATCAACGAACGCTTCAAAGAAAGCGACATCAGATGGATTTTAATTTTAGTTAGGTGGTCTTATGAAATTACTCAAAGCATTAGCTGTATTAAGTTTAGCGACAATTTCCTCTCACTCATTTGCCGTAGATGGGTTTCAAAACGTAAAATTCGGGGCATCTAAAACCGAAGTAAGAAATGCGTACCAGAAATGCCAATGGCAGAAAGATGAATACGATCTTTTTTGCCCAAATTTTACATTAGGTGCGATAAAAGATACTGGAGCATATTTTTATTTTATTGATGATAAATTTGAACGTATTGCTATTAACATTCCAAATGTGAACATTGATGGCATCGGACAAGCTCTAAGTGAAAAATATACTCTTTCATCTCAACCGACACAGAGAGAATTAGCCAATCCAAAACCGAATAATGTGTATGACTTTGGATTTGATAAAGATACCATCTTAATCCGATATACATATGACAACGATATGACTGAAGAGATTTTTCTCATTTATACTACACCTGATTTTAACAACAAATTACAAACAAAGGACGCCCAATCAGTTAAAGATCAACTCTAGTGTGATGACTCACAAACTCACCCCATAACTCAATCCCCTAAACTCCAGTTATTAAATAATCCTTAATAACTGGAGTTTTTTATGTCTTTACCTATCACCAAAATTGTTGTGCATTGCTCGGCAACTCGCAACGGCAAATCCATTAAACAACCAGGCAAAAATGCCGCACAAGTGATTGACGGCTGGCACAAGCAACGTGGCTTTAAACGTCAGCTTTCATCACAACGTGCATTTAATCCGCACCTATCTTCGATTGGTTATCACTTTGTCATTGATGTGGACGGCTCAGTCGGAACCGGTCGCCAAGTGGGCGAAATTGGTGCACACGTTAAGGGGCACAACCAAAATTCAGTGGGGATTTGCTTAGTTGGCGGTATTACCGCAAGCGGGAAAAATCACGGCGAATACACCGAAGCCCAATGGCAATCCCTGTACAAACTCTTGCAAGAACTGGAAGCAGAACACCCGAAAGCGCTTATTTGTGGTCATCGTGATTTATCACCAGACCTTAACGGCGATGGGGTCATTACCCCTAAAGAGTGGCTGAAAGATTGCCCGTGCTTTGATGTGTGGAGCTGGTTGGATAGCGAGCAAGTGGTCAATCTTGACCATCTTTACAAGGAGTAACAAGCGGTGGGATTTTCTGAACTTTTTACTAATGCAGATGGACGACTTTCCACTACTGCCAGCATTCAATTTTGGGGCTTCGTTGCTGCCACTGGTGTGCTGTTGTACTCGGTTTATTTAGATAAGCCCTATGTGCCGGAAATGTTCAGCACCTTTTTATTTGCCTGTGTTGGCACTGCTGCCACCAAAGGTGTGGCAAATGCCCTTTCACAACGGAGAGAACAAGGAAAAGAGCAAGGGAGAGAGCAAGGGAGAGAGCAAGAATGATGAATTTAATTTTAGCCTTTTCTGGTGTGATTGCTTTATATGGTGGGTATCTCTACCTACGTTTACGTCAAAGCCAAAAGCAAGCAGCCACTTTACAAAAAGAAAAAGAACAGTTGCAAACTCAAAAAACTGTTGCCGAAACTAAAGTTAAAAATTACCAAGTGAAACAGAAAAATGAAGAAAACCTTATTAGCCGTAGCCGTACTAGCCTGCTTGAGCGGATGCACAACGATGGCGACCTCCGTGATTAACCCCAGTTGCGCGGGTTTTAGCTTAATCAAAGCCAGCAGACAAGATACCACTGAAACCCTGCGACAGGTTGCTGTGCATAACGCCACCTATCGCCAAATTTGTGAAGAACAACCCTAATGGCAGATGTATTAGACCAATTAAATGAGCGAGAAGAAGCCCTCTTACAAAACATTCTCGCCCCACATTTAGATACCGAATTGAGCGATGATGAAGTGGACGCAATTGCCGAAGCTGGTCGCCAATGTAGCGAATGTGGCTTGCCCATTCCCACTACACGCTTGCGTGCGAATCCATTCGCTCACCGCTGTGTAAGTTGCCAGCAAGATTGGGAGGAAGGACGATGATTAGCGAATTTTGGGAATTTGTGCGATCCAATTTTGGTGTCATTTCGACCCTGATTGCGATTTTTATCGGGGCATTTTGGCTCAAACTCGACAGCAAATACGCTAAAAAGCACGATTTAAGCCAACTTGCCGACATTGCCCGCAGCCACGATAACCGCCTAGCAACACTGGAAAGCAAGGTGGAAAATTTGCCGACCGCAGTCGATGTAGAACGCCTAAAAACCTTATTAACCGATGTGAAAGGCGACACCAAAGCCACTTCACGCCAAGTAGATGCAATGAGTCACCAAGTGGGCTTGTTATTAGAAGCAAAATTAAAGGAATGATGAAATGTCGTTTAAAGAATTGATTACTCAAGACCAACGCCTTGTGGTATTACGCGTACTTTCCGAAGCCGGCTATGATGCCAACGAGTCGATTATTAATGATGGCTTGGATTTATACGGTCACGATATTAGCCGCGATTTAGTCCGTACCCATTTGAGCTGGTTAGAAGAGCAAGGCTTACTCACTATTGAACGCCTAAAAGATGGCTATATGGTGGCAAGTATTACCCAACGTGGCTTAGATGTAGCACAAGGTCGTGTGGCAGTGGAAGGCGTAAAACGCCCCCGCCCGAAAATTTAAACACCGTTTAAAGGAGGTTTAAATGAATGACAAAACCACCCGAGGGCGTGCCAGCAAGGTTGATTTATTGCCGCCAAACATCAAAACCACCCTCACGATGATGTTGCGTGATAAGCAATACTCACAAGCCGAAATTCTGGAAGAAATTAACAACATCATTGCAGACAGTGGCTTAGATGAATCAATGCAGCTTTCCAAAACCGGCTTAAACCGTTTTGCATCCAAAATGGAACGTTTTGGCAAGAAAATTCGTGAAGCCCGTGAAGTGGCAGAGGTCTGGACAAAACAGTTAGGCGAAGCCCCACAAAGCGACATTGGCAAACTGCTGATGGAAGCGGTGAAAACCATGGCATTCGACTTAACCCTCAATGCCGATGAAGCCGTGGCAAACGACCCGAAATTTTTAAATCAGCTTGCCCTGATAGCCAACCGCATTGAGCAAGCCCAAAGTATTAGTGAAGAGCGAGAGCGCAAAGTGCGCAAAGAAGTCGCCCAACAAGCTGCTGATACCGCAGAAAAAGTGATTAGTCAAGCAGGCTTATCTGCCGATACGGTCGCCCAAATCAAGCAACAAATTTTAGGAATTGCCTAATGCAAACCTTACCCGATTTAATCCCCTTTGACCCAAATGCCTTACTGCTCGGCTATCAAAAACGCTGGGTGGCAGATACCAGTCAGCTCAAAATCGCCGAAAAATCCCGACGCACCGGTTTAACCTGGGCTGAAGCGGCAGATGATGTGATGATTGCCAGTCTTGCCAAATCAGAGGGCGGTTCAGATGTGTTTTATATCGGCTCTAATAAAGAAATGGCACGCGAGTTTATTGACGCCTGTGCGATGTGGGCAGCCCAATTTAACCGTGCAGCAGGGCAAATCCAAGAAGAACTCTTTAACGACGAAGATAAAGACATTCTCACCTACGTGATCTACTTTGCTTCCGGTTTTAAGATTAAAGCCCTTTCTTCCAACCCGAAAAACTTACGCGGTATGCAAGGCGTCGTTTGTATTGATGAAGCGGCGTTTCACGAGAAATTGGCTGAAGTGCTAAAAGCGGCACTCGCTCTCACGATGTGGGGTGCAAAAGTGCGGTTGATTTCCACCCATAATGGCGTAGATAACCTGTTTAATCAGTTGATTCAAGACAGCCGTGCGGGGCGTAAAAGCTATTCGGTGCATACCATCACCCTTGATGATGCTTGTGCGGAGGGCTTATATCAACGTATTTGCCAAGTCAGCAAACAGCTGTGGACGCCTGAAAAAGAAGCTGCGTGGAAAGCTGGTCTGTTGCGTGAAACCGCTACCGAAGACGATGCACTGGAAGAATACTACTGCGTGCCAAAAGCCAGTTCTGGGGCGTATATTCCCCGCCCAATGATTGAGCGTGCAGCGACCGAAGGCAAGGCCAAACTGCGTTTTGAGTGCGATGCCAAATTTATGGAATGGACGGAAGACGAACGCACAGTCATCACCAGTGAATTTTGTCTTACCCAACTATTACCGCACCTGCAAGCCCTCAACCCTGACCGTCGACACGCCTTTGGGGTGGATTTTGCCCGCAGTGCTGACTTAAGCGTTTATGCCGTCTGTGCCGTACAACCCGACACCGCACGCCATTTTGACTTAACGCTGGAAATCAAAAACTGCCCATACAACCAACAAAAACAAATAATGCTGTTTATGTTGGCAAATCTGCCACGCCTTATTGGTGCTGCCTTCGATGCCACCGGCAACGGCGGCTATTTAGCGGAAGCAGCTTTAATTCGCTACGGCAGCAGTATGGTCGAAGCCGTGCAACTGAATGAAAAATGGTATCGGGAGTGGATGCCGAAATATAAAGCCTTGTATGAATCAGGTTATATTCAAATTCCGAAAGATGAAGAAATCATCTTAGACCACGGGCATATACAGGTGATTAACGGTGTGCCAAAAATTGACAAATCACGCTCAAAAGATAAATCAGGCAAACGCCACGGCGATAGTGCAGTGGCGTATTGTATGGCGGTGCGTGCCAGTTATATGACAGGTGGAGAGATTGATTTCATACCTCTGCCCGATAAACATTCAGACCGCAGCGAAAATGATGAATTTGATGACTTTATATCCAACTGGGACTGGTAAGGATAACGAAAATGCAAAGTAGAATTTTAGATATTCACGGCAACCCCTTCCGCTTTGAAGCTGATATGCAAACCGAAAGCGAAAGCCGCTTAATGCCGCTGCAATACCATTACAGCGACCACCCAGCCAGTGGGCTAACCCCTGCTAAAGCCGCACGCATTTTACGAGCAGCCGAGCAAGGCGATTTAGTCGCACAGGCAGAACTCGCTGAAGATATGGAAGAGAAAGACACCCATATTCTTTCAGAACTTAGCAAGCGACGTGGCGCAATTACCGCCGTAGATTGGCAGATTAAGCCCCCACGCAATGCCACGCCAGAAGAACAGCGTGATGCGGAAATGTTGCAAGAAATTTTAGAAGATGCAGTGTGGTTAGACGATTGCATTTTTGATGCCACTGACGCCATTCTCAAGGGCTTTTCCAGCCAAGAAATTGAGTGGGAGCAAGGCTTAGTCGGCGGCTTAAAACTGATTAAAAACGTGCATTGGCGTGATCCTGCGTGGTTTATGACCCCAGCTTACCAACGCAACAGCCTCCGTCTGCGTGATGGCACGCCCGAAGGGGCTGAAATGCAACAATTCGGTTGGGTCAAACACGTTGCCCGCGCCAAAACGGGCTATTTAAGCCGTATCGGTTTAGTTCGCACTTTAGTCTGGCCATTCATCTTTAAAAACTATTCCGTGCGGGATTTTGCCGAGTTTTTGGAAATCTACGGCTTGCCGTTGCGTTTGGGTAAATATCCCGAAGGGGCAACCGACAAAGAGAAACAAACCTTACTGCGTGCGGTGATGAGTATTGGACACAACGCAGGCGGCATTATTCCGCGTGGTATGGAACTCGAATTTGAAAAAGCGGCAGATGGCTCAGACAGCACCTTTATGGCAATGATTGAATGGGCGGAAAAATCAGCCAGTAAAGCCATTTTAGGCGGCACACTCACCAGCCAAGCAGACGGGGCAACCAGCACTAACGCACTCGGCAATGTGCATAATGATGTGCGTTTAGAAATTCGCAATGCCGACCTAAAACGCCTTGCAGCCACCCTTACCCGTGATTTGGTCTATCCACTTTATGCTCTCAACTGCAAATCATTTAATGACGCCCGTCGCATCCCGCGCTTTGAATTTGATGTGGCAGAAAGTGAGGATTTAAACGCTTTTGCCGATGGGCTAAACAAGCTGGTCGATATTGGCTTCCGCATTCCGAAGCAATGGGCGCACGATAAATTGCAAGTGCCAATCGCTACTGAAAATGAAGAGGTTTTGGCAAAATCTTTTCAAAATCCGACCGCTTATATGCACAGCAAAGCTGACGGAAAAATGGCAGTATTATCGGTGCAACCCGACCCAGAGGATTTGCTGGATAACTTAGAACCCACGGCGGAAGATTACCAAGCCGTTATCGATCCGCTATTGAAACCCGTGGTCGAAGCCTTGCAAAAAGGCGGCTATGAATTTGCACAGGAAAAACTAGCTATCCTTTATGCTGAAATGAATGATGAAGAGCTGGAAACTTTGCTTACTCGTGCGATTTTTGTCAGCGACTTATTAGGACGTGCCAATGCCAAACGATAACAACACGCCACCCGATGGCAACGACATTGATATGGGCTATGTGCTACGCCTAGAGCCAAAACTGGCTGTCGATTACCTCAAATCAAAAGGCGTGAATATTACTTGGAACTGGTACGAACAGTTAGAAAGTGCGCACGCCCGTGCATTTACCGTAGCAAAAGCCACTAAAGCGGAAGTGTTAGATACCATCCGCTGGGCAACGGAACAAGCGATTGCCAACGGCACCGGTGAGCGGGAATATATCAAAAAACTTGAGCCAATGCTCAAGGAATTGGGCTGGTGGGGCAAAGCCAAAGATGAAAATGGCAACGAAGTGCAACTCGGTAGCCCTCGTCGCTTACGCACCATTTTACGCACCAATAAAATCACCGCTTACCACGCTGCACGTTACGCTCAACAAATGGAAAACGTGGACGAACAGCCTTATTGGCGCTATGTAGCCGTCAATGACAGCCGCACCCGAGCCAGCCACTTAGCCCTGCACGGTAAAATTTATCGTGCAGACGACCCCATTTGGCAGACAATGTATCCGCCGAATGATTGGGGTTGCCGTTGCCGTGTGGAAGCCCTGAGTGAATATGCCGTACAAAGTCGTGGGCTTAAAATTTCAAGCAGCGATGGCGAAATGGAAATGGAAGAAGCGGTGGTCGGCATTGATAAAGACACTGGCGAAGAAATTCGCACCACGGTGAGCAAAATCAAAACCGACCAAGGCGAAATGAAAGTGGGCGCTGGTTGGAACTATAACGTGGGTTCTGCCGCCTTTGGCACTGATGTGGCCGTGTTGCGTAAATTGCAACAGGTGAAAAATCGGGAGTTAAGACAGCAGACTATTCAGGCGATTAACAACAGCGAAGCACGCCATAAAGCCTTTGCCGATTGGGTGTTGGCAAATTTGGGCAAGCGAGGGGCAAGTGCAAGATATATGTCGGCTGGGTTAGTGACGACAGAAATTGCGGAAGCTGTAACAGAAATAACCCAAGGCGGAAAAAATGCAGAATTGGTTTTAGTAATGTCAGAAAAACGTTTGGCCCACGCAAATAGTGATAAACATCACGAAGGCGGTGTCGGACTAACAGCTGAAGAGTATGCGTCTATTTCTCGCATTGTTGCAAATCCAAGCCTTGTTTTATGGGATACCCTAGAGGGGCATAATAATTTGATTTACATCAATCAAGAACGAACTATTCAGGTAATTGTTGATGTGCCAAATAAACACTCAATTAAACCTAAGGAAAAAGTAGATGCAATCATCAATGCTTATAAAGTTGATATGAACAACGTGAAAAGACAGCTTTCAGGTGGGAATTATGTATTGCTTAAAGGAAAACTGTAAGTGTTATGGTGGGGGTTGAACCCACGATATACATATGCCATTAAAGAATGGGAATGCCGCGTTACCATTTCGCCACATAACACTCACAGTTTTAGTTCTGTTCAATTTACGCCCAAATATCAGGAAAGTCAAATTATATGCACATTGAATATAAATTCGATACCAGCACTATTCAGCAGAAATTTAAAAAGCTAGCGCAGGTGATGGACGGGCGAGATATTACTCGCAAAGTGGCTGGCGTATTACGCCAAGAAGCCGAGAAATTCTTTGATCTAGAGCAAGCCCCCACGGGTGAAAAATGGGAAGACCTAGATGAAGATTACAAAAAATATCGATACGCAGCAGGTCACACTGGCAAAATTTTACAAATCAGAGGCGGAAGAGGTTTGGCTGGTAGTTTAAGTTTAGATTATGGTGATAATTATGCTTTAATTGGTGCTGCTGAAGAGTATGGTGGTTTCCATCAACTCGGAACAACATTTATGCCGGCACGTCCATTCTTAGGGCTAGGCAAAGACGGCGTCAGCGAAATTAAAGCGATTTTAAACCGAGAGTTGTCGGAATTAACTCAAGAATAGGCTAAAATCGCAAATATCGCCACAGAATCACGCTAAGGGCGTTTGAAAATCAATTTATATCATTTTACGTCTCAAAAAATTTAAACGTGCTTAAACGCATTTAAACGGCATTTAAACGCTATTCTAATTTAAACCTTTCTCTAATTTTCCACCGCTGACTTTCAGCGGTTTTATTTTAGGCTGATATATCACAAATCCGCCCTTCCCTCCCTTTACCGCAAAATAGCGGTTATGAAAGCAGAAAAAACCTCTTTAGCGGTACTCACCGCCCAACTTACCAGCCCCGACGGTTGGCAGCAACTTCTCCCCAAGGGCGAATTTCGCTCACGGGACGGCTCGCCCACCGACGTGGCGCATTGGTTTATTGATGGAACGATTGCCCAAAACCTTATCCACAAAGCCCGACAGCTTAATCAAGATTTACTCGTGGACTACGACCACGAAACGATTTTGAAAGCGAAAAAAGGCATTGACGCAGGCAACGTGGTGGCAGCGGGTTGGTTTAATGCCGATGAAATCCAATGGTTCGATGATGAAACACGGCAAGGCTTGTACATCAAACCCCGTTGGACGCCAAAAGCCTATCAACAAATCAAAGATGGTGAATTTGCTTTTTTAAGTGCGGTTTTCCCCTATGACGAAAACGGCACGCCTCTTGAACTCCGAATGGCAGCCCTAACCAATGACCCAGGCATTACTGGTATGCAACGGTTAGCCGTGCTTTCGGCAACCCTTAACCCACAGGAGAACGTCAAAATGCCTGAATCCTTACGCAAATTACTGGCAAAACTGGGTGTAGAAATCGCAGAAGGTGTAGAGCTAACCGAAGAGCAAGCCAACACCGCTTTAAATGCCCTTGAAACCTTGCAAACCGACAAAACCAAAGCCGATGAGCAAGTGGCAACTTTAAGTGCAAAAAATACTGAAGTGGATCTTTCCCAATATGTGCCAAAAGCGACTTATGACGCGGTAATGAGCCAAGTGGCGGTGTTATCAGCAAAAACCGATGATGTAGAAATCGACAACCACATTTCCAAAGCCCGTAACGAAGGGCGTGCAGTGGAAGCCGAAGTGGAATACCTCAAACAATTTGGCAAACAACAAGGTGTGGCAGCTTTGTCTGCAATGTTGGAAAAACGCCCACAAATTGCCGTGCTATCGGCGCAACAAACCCAAACCACCAAGGTGGAAAAGCCTGTTGAAAAAGGCACTGCCGTGTTAAGTGCTGCCGATAAAGAAGCAGCGAAATTATTGGGTATTTCTGAACAAGATTACGCAAAAGAACTGGAGGCGAAATAATGGCAAACGTAACCCCTGATTTAGTCAAAGCCCTGTTTGTCGGTTTTGGTAAAAACTTTAAAGACGGGTTGGCAAAAGCCCCGAGCCAATATACTGAAATTGCCACAGTCGTGAAATCCACTACCGCAAGCAATACTTATGCGTGGCTTGGTCAAATGCCAGGGCTGACAGAATGGATTGGCGACCGCACCTTAACCGCGATTCAAAGCCACGGCTATTCTATCGTCAATAAAAAATGGGCAAACGGTGTAGAAATCCAACGCACCGATATTGAAGACGACAACGTTGGCGTATATAGCCCATTGATTGAAGAATTAGGTCGTGCTGCAGGTGAAAAAGCCGATGAATTAGTCTTCGGTGCATTAACGGCAGGCTTTAAAACAGCGTGCTACGACGGTCAATACTTCTTCGATACCGACCACCCTGTGGGTGCGAATGTCGATGGTACTAACCAGAAATCGGTGAGCAACATTACCGATGACAGTACAGGCGTAACAGAAGCTAATGCGTGGTATCTCTTAGACTGTTCTCGCAGTTTAAAACCGATTATCTACCAAGAACGCAAAGCCCCAACACCGGCACAGATTACCGATGCCAACGATGAAAAAGTCTTTATGAAAGACGTGTTTACTTACGGTGTGGATTCTCGCTCAAATGTAGGCTATGGCTTCTGGCAAATGGCACACGCGGTGAAAGGCAAGCTGACTGCGGAAAATCTCTGGAAAGCGATTGAAGCGATGCGAGCGGTGCGTGGTGATGGCGATAAACGCTTGGCAATTCGTCCAACGCACATTGTTGTGCCACCTTCTCTTGCGCAAGCAGCAACCAAGTTGCTTGAACGCGAATTGCGTGCCGAAGATGGTGTAGCAGTCGATAACGAGTTCAAACGTATGAACTTGAAATTGATTGTGGGCGACTACCTCTAATCAACTACAAGCGGTCAGATTTGCCAAATATTTTACAAATTTGACCGCACTTTAAACCTGATTTAAAGAGGATTTAAATGCGATGGATAAAACATTTTGTGTTGTGGTGCAAAACCGGATTAAAGAAGGCTATCGCCGTGCTGGTTTCAGTTTCCACCTTGGGGACAATTCGCTTGCAGCTGTGTCAGAAAGCCAGCTCGCCCAGCTCAAAGCCGACCCACGCTTGGTGGTACAAATCACCGAAACAGGCAGTCAAGAAGGTGGCGAAGGGTTATCAAAAGAGCCTGCGGGTAGTGACGAACAGAAACAACTTCGTGCTGATCCACCATCAACCGATTTAAACACTTTCACAGTGGAACAGTTAAAAGCCCAACTCACCGAACGTGGGATCACCTTTAAACAAAGTGCCACTAAAGCGGAATTGATTGCGTTATTTGCTCCCGCCGATGGTGAAAAAAGTGAGGCATAACGATGGTGTTATATGCCAACCGTGAAAGCCTGATTAAGCGTTACACTCTCAAGGTGCTTGAGCAAATCGCTTGGCTACCCGAAGCGCAATCGCTGGACGAAGCCAAAGTGCAAGAAGCCTTAGAAGACGCCAGTCAAACCATCGACAGTTATTTGGGTGGTCGTTATGTGTTACCACTCAAAACTGTACCAGCAGTGTTAGAACGCCATTGTTGCTATATCGCTCGATACTTTTTAGAGAAAAATCGCGCTACCGACCAGGCCCGTCAGGACTATGAAGACACAATCCGTTTTCTGGAAAAAGTCGCCAGTGGTGCGATTTCTCTCGGTTTATCAGACGATGATGAAACGGTAGAAAGCGAAAATGGCGCAATGATGGAAAGTGCTGGCAGCGTATGGGGGCGCAATACCTCAAAAGGGTTTATCTAATGAGTGTCATTGCTGAAACCAACGAGGCACTACTTGCTAAAATCAAAGCCCTGTGTGGGGATTATCTGCGTGAAGTCGATACCCACCCAGGACAATGGGATGACAGTTCAGTCCGCCGTTTAGTGCGTAATCCGCCTGCCGTTTATGTGGCGTGGTTGGGGCAACAGCCCAACAATAATCCCCACACAGTGACCGCCCGTTGGGGGGTGTTTGTGGTGGCTGAAGTGTTAAACGGGCAACGTCGCAATGCCGTCGGTATTTACCAAATTGTGGAAACCCTCACCGCAGGGCTACATAAGCAACGCATTGCGCCCAGCGGTATGTTTGAATTGCAAACGGTGCAAAACCTGTGGTCAGATACCCAAAGCGGAATGGGTGTTGCGGTTTATGGTATGTACTTTAACGCCGTGCAACCTTTGCCGGATATGACAAGCGATGACACCTTGTGTGATTTTAAAATTTATGATCACACCTTCAACCAAGATAAAGATGAACACACGATTGACGGCAAAACCCGCCTCACAGTGGAATTGCCAACGCAATCAGATTAAACAGGGGGCAATATGCCAACATTTAAAATTAAGCCTAAAACAGGATTGCTGATTCGAGACCCAGAGACCTTTGAGTTGTTAAGCGAAAGCGGTGAAGATAAGCCCAAAATCAGCTACTGGCTCAATCATCTTAAAAATGGCGATGTGGAGCTGGTCACAGAAACCACCACAAAAGCCAAAAATAGCAACAAGGAGCAAGCCTAATGTCTATTTCTTTCAATAATATTCCGTCCGCTTTGCGTGTGCCTTTAACTTACATTGAGTTTGACAATACTAAAGCCGTGAGTGGTCCCCCCACCGCCTTGCACAAAGTGTTGATGTTAGGCACAAAACTTGCCACAGGCTCAGCTAAAGCTGGTGAAGCGGTGCGCGTGTCAGCGTATGCACAAGCCAAAACCCTATTTGGGCGTGGTTCACAACTGGCTGAAATGGTTAAAACCTTTAAAGCCCACAACAGCACACTTGATTTATGGGTACTCCCTCTTGATGAAGCGCCAAGTGGGGCAAAAGCCACAGGTTCTGTGCAAATTACCGGCACCGCAACTCAAGCTGGCACTTTTAGCCTGATGATTGCAGGTAACAACTACAAAACCGCTGTGACCAGTGGCGATACAGCAGATGTGGTCGCAGGCAAACTGCAAAAACTGATTGCCGCAGACCAAGATGTGCCAGTGGTAGCAACCGTCGCAGGCAACACCATTACGCTCACTTGCCGTTTTAAAGGCGAAACCGGCAATGAGATTGATCTGCGCTGCAATTACTACTCAGGCGAAGCCTTCCCTGAAGGATTAAAAGCCACTATCACTGATATGAAAAACGGTGCAGTCAATCCGGATATGTCAGTGGCAATTACTGGTTTAGGCGCAGAATGGTGGAACTACATCATTAACCCGTTCACCGATACCGAAAGCCTGAATTTACTGCGTGCCGACTTGGTAAAGCGCTGGGGACCATTAAAACAAATTGACGGCATCTGCTTTATGGCAAAACGTGGTACACACGCAGAAGTCACCACCTTTGCTGAGCAACGCAATGACTATTTGTTCAGCTTGCTTGCTACCCATAAAGCCCCACAGCCTGCCTATCTTTGGGCAAGTGCTTATGCTGCCGTGGTTGCAGGCTCGCTTGCTATCGACCCTGCTCGTCCTGTGCAAACCTTGGTGATGGATTTACTGCCACCGAGTATGTCAGACCGCTGGGACTTACCGGAGCGCAACACGCTTTTGTATAGCGGTGTTAGCACCTATACGGTCAATGCAGGCAGTCAGCCACAAGTGGAAGCAGCAATCACGATGTATCGTAAAAATGCCTTTGGCGATAACGATGAAAGCTATCTCTATGTGGAAACCATAGCCACCTTGAGTTATTTACGCTACGCCATTCGCAGCCGTATTACCCAGAAATTCCCACGCCATAAATTGGCGAATGACGGCACACGCATTGGACCGGGGCAAGCAATTGTTACGCCAAAAATTATTCGTAATGAACTCTTGGCATTGTTCACTGAGCTAGAATTTGCCGGCTTAGTCGAAGACTTTGAGCAGTTTAACCAAACCCTCTTTGTAGAACGTGATAGCAATAATCCGTGCCGCGTGAATGTGTTATCCAACGAAAACCTGGTTAACCAGTTCCGCATTTATGCACACGCCATTCAATTTATTTTGTAAGGAGCAACAATGGCAACACAATTTCAAGGCTCAGCAATTATTCGCCTCAATGGGAAAGAATGGCCGTCCGACAACGACGGTACGCTCACCCCAGGTGGCAAAGAGCGCGAAACCGTCAAAGGTTCGCGTGTCTATGGCTTTTCTGAAAAACCTACTGAAGCAATGGTGGAATGTACCGTGTTTAACTGTGCCGAAACCGATGTGATGGAATTACAAAATATCACCAACGCCACAGTGGAGTTTGAAACTGACATTGGTCAAGTTTATTTGCTCCCTGGTGCATGGACAGTAGAGACCGGCACGTTAAGTGCGGACGGCAAAATCAAGCTCAAAATGGCTTCGATTGAATGTAAACGTGTGCAATAAGGGGGAATCAAAATGAAATTGATGTTAGAAACCGGCTTAATGTTTGGTGAAGAAGCCCAATTAGAAGTAACAATGCGTGAACTTACCACGGGTGATTTACTCGATGCTGAAATGGCAGCAGAACGTTTAGTGATGACCCCCGAGGGCGAGGCAGTGTTAGCCAAATCCCCTGCGTTATTCGGCTATGAGCTGCTCCGCCGTCAAATCGCTTCAGTAGGCAAAATTAACGGCCCGATTTCGATGCGTCAGTTACGTTCGCTCACGACCGAAGATTTAAACCGCATCAGCCTTTATGCGCAAAGCTGGGAGTCGGCCAAAGCAGAACAGGTGGTCTCGCGGGGGCGATTGGATACAGCAGATCAGGAAACTGGAAAAGACCTGTCTGCTGTTAGCTAAGCATTATCAGTGCAACCCTGTGTGGTTGCTTTCTCAACCTATCTTTAACTTGCCACGCTATATTGGCTACATAGGAGGCAATGATGGCAAATAACTCTACCTCGTTTTTTGTCAATCTAGCGGGCAACGTCTCACAACAAGCGGCACGATTTAGCAATTCGATTGCCAATATGGCAAACAAAAACGTGAGCAGCCTGAACAAGGTCAGTCGTGCTATTTCTGCGGTTTCCAAGGGCTTTAATGGGCTGGGAAACATCACTATCCCTATCATTGGTGTCGGAGCAGCAGCTGGTGCGACCATGGTCGGGAAATCAATGTTGCGTACCGCCGCTGATTTCGAGATGGCAAAAATCCGAATGAAGCAGACCTTTGGTGAGCAAGGTGAGGCTGCCGATGCGTGGCTTAAAAAATTCGCTACTGATACCCCAATGGCATTTGCCGACACCCAAGATGCAATGATGCGTCTGAAAACCGCTGGCATTGACCCGATGAACGGTTCATTGCAAGCCCTTGTGGATTATAACGCCAAAGTGGGCGGCGATAAGGCAAACCTAGACGGCTATATCTCGGCCATCAGTAAAGGTTTTATCAAAGGCAAGCTTTCCATGGAAGAAATCAACCCTTTGCTTGAACGTAATGTCAAAGTATTTGAAATCCTTGCCAAGGAAACAGGTGGTAAATACACCGCAGACCAAATGCAAAAAATGTTACAGGAAGGCAAACTAGGGCGTAAAGCTATCCATGCCTTATTGCGAGGTATGGGACGCGATGCTCAAGGGGCAGCCAAGGAACAGATGAAAACCTGGGACGGTTTAGTATCTAACCTTGAAGATACTTGGACGTCGATGCAGGCACGCTTTATGGAACACGGTGCTTTTGATGCCTTGAAAAAGGAACTAGGCGATTTTGTTGAGTGGCTTAACGAAAAAATTGATGATGGCACACTTGATGATTTTGCGAAAACCGTCAGCGACACGCTGATTGAAGCCCTAAAAAACCTAAAAGAGATGGCAAAAGACGTGAAGCCTGTTTTAGAGAGTATCGGCTCGGTCATGAGCTGGGTCTCTGAAAAGGCTGGCGGTTACGGCAATTTAGCCAAATTTATGGGAGCCTTATACCTCGGTAATAAAGTGCTGCGTAACGACAAAGTGCAAACGCTAGGCGGTTGGGGCTGGTCGGGAGCTAAATGGGGTTATAACAAAATCTTCAACCGTAAAAAAGGCGGCGCAGGTGGTTTGGCTGATGGTGTGGCAGGTGCATTAGGAGCTACCGTAGGCGTTACCCCTGTTTATGTAACCAACTTCCCGATGGGCTTTGGTGGCGGTGGCGGTGGTGGTTATGGTTACGATGTCATTGAAGATGGGCGTGATAAAGATAAGAAAACCCAAAAGAAAAACAAACCACCAAGACCAAAACGAGGACGTGGTAGTGTGCGTTCCCCTGTTGCAGCAGTGGCAGCTTCTGCGGCTGCCGTGCCTAAGGTTGCTGCACCTGTTACCACTGCCTCAAGCGGTGTGGCACGTTCCGTGGGCAATGGCGTGAAATCTTTAGGGCGAGGGGCATCAAAAGCCGTACCTTACCTAGGAACAGGTTTGGCAGTGGCAGAAGGTGTCACCGTGTTGATGGACGATACCACCAACACCAAAGAGAAATCTGAGGCGATTGGTTCTATCGCAGGTGCCACTGCTGGGGCGATAGTCGGACAAGCCCTGATTCCAATTCCTGTAGTTGGAGCTGCAGTAGGCTCTTATTTAGGTGGTTGGCTCGGCGAATGGTTAGGCTCCGAAGTCGGAGAGTATCTTTCTGATCCTGAACCGATTAAAAACGAGCTAAACGGCACAATTAACATTGCGGTGAAAGCCTCTGACCAACTCATTGCCACGGCAACGCAAGCCAAAATACAAACCAATCAACAACGGGATAGCTTAGAAACAGCAGTGCAAATGGGAACATTAGGCATGGGAGGTATGTGGTAATGGCAAGTAAGATTACAGGTAAAGGTAGCTTTCGTGGTGTGCCTTTTCTTATTGAAGAAGAGCAAGGCTTAGACGGAGGTCGCCGTATTGTCTCACACGAATATCCGTTGCGTGATGAGGGTTTAACCGAAGATATGGGCAAACGCCTGCGCCGTTATCAAGTCTCTTGCTTAGTTATCGGTGACGATCACTTAGCACAGGCAGAAAAACTGATTGACGCCCTTGAAGCCAGTGGTGCAGGCACGCTCAAGCACCCTTACTTTGGCACTATTGAGGTGCGGGTGGACGACTACCGTGCGAAAAACTCAACCAACCATCAAAGGGTTACGCGTTTTGACATCAATTTTCTGCCGGCAATCGAAAAAAATGCCCCAGAAATTGCCGAAGACACCGCTTATTCGGTGTTGTCGGAATATCAAGCAACCCTCAATAGCCTGTCGGACGAATTTGCCGAAATGGTGCAAGATGTGTCGGGTTTTATCGAATCTATGGTAGATAATCCACTGTTTCGCCTTGCTGATACTACCGCCGCATTTATCGAAAACATCTTTGAGGGCGTGGCAAATACGGTGAGCGGATTAACAGAAGTGAAAGACAAAGCCTTGTCGATTAAAAACCGCTTGAGCAATCTGCTTTTAACGCCAAAAGTGTTGGCATACGAACTGCAACAACTGACAAGACTGAACGTGCGAAGTGCGGTCAATTCGCAACGACAATTTGTACAACACATTGTGATCACTGATTCCATCAGCTCAGCATTAGGCGATTTAACTGCGACTAAAAACGAAATCAGCAAAAGCACACTGGACGAAATGGTGACAGCCAAAACCAACAATGTGGCTGAAACAGAAATTTTAGCCCGTCAGTTTAAAAACTTACACGAGCAAGAAATTTTTGATGCCTTGATGAACAAAACCACGTTTTTATTAAAACGTTTAGTACTTTCTACCCTTGCGGTGGAATATGGCAAAGCGATTTCTGATGCGGTGACTGAGTCTGTGGCACAGAAAACGGTCACGGAAGAGACAATCGCCACTCTGATTGAATCCAAAACCGATGTGCAGCGTTACATTGCTGAGGTGGACGAACAGCTGGAAGCGGTCATTTTAGACAACGCCGATGCAGAACAGTGGACAAGCTACGCAGCCCTTGAGCAGTATCGCTTAACCTTAATGCGAGATTTACAAATCCGTGGCGAGCGATTGGCAAATGCCATTGAAGTGAAGTTAAACGACACTTACCCTGCCATTTTGCTCGAATACCGCCACACCGGAAACAGTAAAACGTGGAAACGCTTGGCGCTGCGTAACGGTATTTCGCACCCGCTCTTTTGTTTAGGTGGCACTACCTTGGAGGTTTTACAGTAATGCCAGATACAAATAACACAGAAACCAATAATAAGATCGAACTCTATCTAAATGGCAAAATTTTATCCGGTTGGAAAAGCCTTAACCTGCAACGCTCGCTGGAATCAATGAGTGGTCGTTTTGATTTAGGCATTGCTGTGCGACCTGAAGATGATATATCAGTGCTTGCCGCAGGTTCGCCACTGGTGCTGAAAATGGGCGGGCAAACCGTGATTACCGGTTACTTGGATGAAATCAAACAACGCGTAAGCGGTAACGACAAAACTATCTCTGTGAGTGGACGAGATAAAACTTGCGACTTGGTGGATTGTGCCATTATCCACAACAGCTACCAATTCAAAAACCAAACTGCCAAACAAATTGCCGAAGCCATCTGTAAACCTTTTGGCATTAGCGTAGTATGGCAAGTGCAAGCCCCTGAAGCCAATGAACGAATCCCTGTCTGGCAAGTAGAACCAGGCGAAACCGCCTTTGATAATTTAAGCAAAATCGCCCGACACAAAGGCGTGTTAGTCACCAGCGACGTGGACGGCAATTTGCTTTTCACCGAGCCGAGCAACAAGCAAGTCGGTAATCTTACCCTTGGCGAAAACTTGCTCGAACTGGAACAAACCGACAGCTGGTTGCAACGCTTTTCGCTCTATCGCGTGATTGGTGACGCAGAACAAGGCGGCGCCAAAGGTGATACCAAAACCAAAAACAAAGCGGCAAAAGGCAAGAAAAAAGATGATGGCGTGGTAGAAGATCCCGATATTTACCCAGGACCAGCAGAAGGAGGCAAGTAATGAGTGCAAGCGGTTTAAAAGTAGAAGTCAATGACGAAGCCATCAATCGTTATCGCCCGATGATTATTATTGCCGATGACAATATGACCGGCTCTAGCGGTTATCAACGTGCCGACTGGGAACGCAAACGTCGCCAAGCCGAAGGGCAAAAAGCCACAGCACGAGTGCAAGGTTGGTTTAAGCCTGACGGCACACTGTGGCTACCGAATGAACTGGTAGTACTCGATGCCCCACAATTTGGCATACACAAGGCTGAACGCCTGATTGTAGATTGCACTTACACCTTAGATGAGAAAGGTACCATTACTGAAATGACCTTAATGCACCGTGATGCCTTTGATGAACCAGCTGATGACACCTTAGACGATACCAAAGACAGCAAAGGCAAGAAAGACAAAGGTAAAAAAGGTAAATCGAAAAAGGCGAAGAAGTCTGATAAAGACAACGTGTCTGAATTTACTGGTTTTTTAGACTAATTTAAACGAGATTTAAACAGGATTTAAAAGAGGTTTATGCAAGCAATAAATCGCATAATTGCCCCACTTAAACGAGGGCTACAACTACTGGTCAGCCGTGCGGTGGTGTCAGTGGTGAATGATGCCTACGCACGCCAAAATCTCCAGCTACGGCTGCAATCAGAAGAAGTGGCCGATGATGTGGAACGCTTCCAAAACTACGGGCATTATTCTGTGCCCAAAGCCGGTGAAGCCATTGTGGTGTCTGTCGGCGGCAAACGTTCCCACTTGGTTGCCGTGGTGGTTGATGATAAAAGCGTGCGTCCTGCCGGCTTGATTGCTGGCGACAGCGTGTTGTATCATTTAGAAGGTCATCAACTGCGCTTAACCGAAAATGGTGAAGCGATCCTCTCGTGTAAAAAATTCACTATCGAAACCGACACCCTCGACTGTTCCGCACAACAAATCACGTTTGATAGTCCGCAAACGACCTTTACCGGTAACGTTGATATTATGGGAATATCAACAGCAACCGACCACCAGTCAAGCGGAATCAGCGGAAAAAACCACGACCACGAAGAACGTGTGGGCAAACCTGTTCCGTAAGGAGCAGTATGTCAGATTTAGCCCTAACATGGCATAACGGCGAAGGCGACTTGGTGCTAGGCACTGAGTCGCTTTTGCTTGATGATAGCCTTACCAATGCCATTATCATTAGCCTGTTCACTGATTTGCGCGTGGAGGGTGAACGTGGCTGGTGGGGTGATAGCTATAACGATGGCTTTCAAACCGGCTCAAAACTTTGGACTTTAAGCCGTGCCAAACAACTCCCCGAAATCCTTGATGACGCGCAACTTTACGCCAGCCAAGCCTTGCAATGGCTAGTTGATGATGGCGTAGCCAAAAGCGTGCAAGTGATTGCCTCCAATCCGCAAATGTCGGTCTTGCTGTTAGAAATCCTTGTGGTGTTGCCCGATGGCAGCACAGAACAACGCACCTTTCGTGCAAATTGGAGTCTCTAATGGCATTTAATACCCCGACACTCTCTACCCTGATTAAACAAGGCGAGCAACAGTTTCAATATCGCTTCCCAACACTTAAACGACACAATGTGATTGGCGTGATTAACCGCATTTGTGCAGCATTAAGTGCCGGCGAACATATGCACTTGGACTGGCTCGCACGCCAAATTATCCCCACCACCGCGGAAGAAGACTATTTAATCGAATACTGCCTCTATAAAGGCATTGTACGCAAACAAGCCTCAACCGCCACGGGATTAGTGACTGTGACCGCAGCCAACGACACTACAATCCCCGCAGGCACAGTGTTTGAAGATACCAACACAGGGCTGACCTTTATCACCACCCAAGAAACCGTGGTAAAAGCCGGCACCGCTGATATTGCGGTGAAATGTGAAACCACAGGCGTAGAAGGTAATTTAAAAGCCGGTACAAGCCTTTCACTGACCTCGGCAATTTTGGGCTTATTGCCCACCGCAACCGTCAAAGTAATGAGCGGTGGCGCGGACATTGAATCCCTTTCGCGTTTATTAGCACGCCTAATTTATCGGGTTCAGTACCCGCCAGCTGGTGGAGCATCACATGATTATATACGTTGGGCAACGGAGGTGCCTGGTGTTACTAGAGCTTGGTGTTTCGAACGCTATTATGGTGGTGGCACAGTTGGCGTAGCATTTGCTTGTGATGAACGTGAAGATATTTTACCAACGCCAGAAGATATTGCCCGTGTGCGTGCCTATATCGAAGGACATAAGAATGAAGTAACAGGACAATTTGAAGGCATGCCAGCAAATGTAGAACTGTATGTCTTCGCACCACAGTTTCAAGCGGTCAATTTTAAGATCCGTCTTGCACCTAATACGCCAACCTTACGCCAAGCAGTACGTAAAAGCCTTGCTGCTTATCTTGCCAACGCTGGCGTGGGGGCGTTGCTCTATCTTTCGCAAATTCGTGCGACCGTTTCCAACACCGCAGGCGAAGTCGATAACAGCGTGATTTTTCCAACCGCAGATGTGCAATTGTTAAGCGATAACATCGCTATCCTAGGAGACATCGAATGGCTATGACCCACGCCCAGTATTTAGACGCGGCGATAAAATTGCTCCCAGTAGGGTTAGCGTGGAAACGAGCGTTAGACAGCAATCTTGCCAAGGTGCTTGCCGTGCGTTGTGACCAACTTGTAGAAGTCAATAGCAAAGCTCACACCCTCATCAAAGAGCGAATGCCGGGGCAAGCTACATTGTTACTTGAAGAATGGGAAGGATTTTACGGCTTGCCCGAGTGTGGGCGGCAAATTGTAGGGAAAACGCTAGTACAACGACAAAAGCAAGTACAGGAAAAAGAGAATGAAGTGGGGTCAAATAGCAAACGGTTCTTAGAAGAGATAGCAACCCAAGCTGGATTTAAAGTCAGAGTTGTTAACCATTATCCACACCATTGCTTGCGAGATTGTACCTACCCACTTTATGAACAAGCAAACCATTGGCGCATTTTTATGTACACCCCAGCAGTATCATCTATTAGGTACGCAACTTGTTTAGATGATGTGGTGAAAAATTTAACCATATTTGAGCGTAATAAAGAGCTAGAGTGCTTGTTAAAACGTTATCAATACGCTCATTTAGAATTTGTATTTATCTATGAAGAGGAAACTCAATAATGTATCACTTAGACAATGATTCAGGGGTGTCAACGTTTGCCTTGGCCCCCGTTAAAAGCACACAGCGTCTTTGGTTTACCGAAGGTGGTCATGGCAATGCTATCAGTTATCCTGGTGCTGACTGGTTTAATATGGTACAGGCCGAATTGTTCTCTATTTTAGATGATGCCGGAATCCAGCCTGATAAGGGGCGGTTGAATCAGATTTCACTTGCTATCCGTAAATTATCAGAAGGTAAAGTTGAAGATTTTAGCCAACAACTCAAACAAGCCGATGGTTATAAATATATCGGTCGGTGTAAGTCTGTTGCTGAGTTGCGCACTATCCGCCCAACTGAAAATGGGCAACGCATTTTGGTAGATGCTTATTATGAAGGCAGTACTGCAGGTGGTGGAGAGTTTGTTGCGGATTTACAAGACCTAATTACACCTGATGACGGTGGGACATGTTTTGTAGTACCGAATAATGGTGGGCGCTGGAAGCGATTGTTCTCTTCATCATTGCAAGATACCGATTTCGGCGTAATTGGCGGCGTTGCTGACGATACAACGAATTTAAATGCGTTTTTAGATGCGTTGCGGACATATAAAGTTAAAGGCTACTTTACTTCACGCCACTATAAAACCTCAGCTGCATTAAATATTGCGGGGGTCGATATTGAAGGGGTTCTAGCTGGTTATAAAAACAAACACGGCACGCGAATTACAGGTAACGGTAACCACAATATCTTTGAGCAAATGGGGGGGGAATTACAACACATTACTTACTCGCTTAAAAATTTTGCGTTAAGCGGTGGCATTGTTGGGTTGAAAATGACCTATGCCGTCAATGCAGTGGTTGAAAATGTATTTATTGACAATGTAGAACGTGCTTTCTTGCTGGGTGACTCACAATTCGTCGGCCCGATTTGGTGCAGCCTGAAAAATTGCCGTGGTGAAGGTCGCATCTCTGGCTTGGAGATTGATGGCAACAAATGGGCAAACGCTAATATGTTTGAAACTTGCTTTTTCAAAGGCGACGAATTTGCCGGCAGTATTACGGCAAAAGGCGGGATTGGAGCAGTCTCGAACCATTTTGTTAACACCGAATTTGCTGGTAAAGGTGTTGGTGTCAAGCTCGGGAAAAACAAGTCGACCGCTTTTGACAACTGCTATTTTGAGAGCGAGGGGCCATCCCTACTCATCGAAGATTCAACCGCAGATTTAGCATTGAACAATGCAACATTTGGAAGTTTAACTGAAAATAATAAGACGGGGAAAACATCGTTTATCCATCACTCTTTAGGCACTTGTAATATGTCTATTTCGAGTGGGTATATTTATCTCGCTGGCAACAATCAAAACAACTTAGCATTTATTGAGAGTGATAAGCCGGAATCTCTTGTGGTAAATATGGCGACACCAGTAAAACGAGAAATATATACGGCAACTGGCTTTAAATTATTCAAAAATCCTGATTTACCAAACAAAAATTCCCGGGTGCACTATACTAGTGGGTATGTTTGTGAGTTTTCTAGCCAGAACAAAAATGCAGAGCTTGGTAATGGTGATTTAACAGCTTATTACAATTTAAATAACAGTCGTTGTGCTGTTGGATTAAATTTAAAAATTGGTTCAAGCACAACAAAAGGTACAGGGCAATGGCAATTTCGTTTACCATTCCAAGCTAGTGGAATTGGCAAATACTACTTGGGTCAAGCAATAGCCATAAAAGCTGATGGTAGTAAGTTAATGACAGGTGTAGCACGTATTGTAGGAGGGTCAAACCAAGTTGTAGCTTATTTTAATAATGTTAATCCAGCTGATGCTACACGGCCGTTCGAATGGACTGAAGGTGACCGATTAGATATTTCGATTGAGTATGAGATTTAAAAATGCCAAAGAAACACTACTGTACAGGTTGGCGAAAAGCCCCTACCAATATCAATAGTTGTTGCCACCAACACGACCGAGACTACGGCATACACGGCACAATCAGTCGCGCTGATGCGGATAAACGTCTAAGAGAATGCTTAATTGCACAAAGGTATCCATTCAAGGCATGGATATTTTGGGTGATAGTACGATTATTAGGTTGGATATTTTATAAGAAAAATAAACTAAGCCATTAAAACAACGAAAAAATATCAGGGTTTTATATTCTCAGTTTTTGAAACGTAATATTGAACGAATTAGCAAATTTGATAAAAGGAGGGTTTACCTCGCACAAAGTTTAAAAAGAAAAGACGGCGATAATAACGGCACGGCAATGCGCGTTATTACCAGCTACGCAGAACATGCCTGCATATAGCCATACGCCGCCTACCTTGCGCAAGGCGGGCGGATTGTAACAAATCTTTTAATTATGGAGAATATATGCAGTCAATTAAAACAATCCGTTGCACATTTTGTAACAAATTATTGGCGAAAGTAGGTACAGTTGGTTATTTAGAAATCAAATGCCCACGCTGCAAAGTAATTAACTTTACTAAATAACTTTATTTGAGTGTCGGAATACCTTGAGTATCAGAACGCCATAGAAGGAAAAACTATGGCAAACAAAAAAACTTTTAAACAAGCCCCGCTACCGTTTATCGGGCAAAAAAGAATGTTTTTGAAACACGTGGAAATTGTGTTAAACAAACACATTGATGGAGAAGGTGAAGGTTGGACGATTGTGGACGTATTTGGTGGGAGTGGTTTATTAAGCCATACTGCCAAACAACTAAAGCCAAAAGCAACCGTAATTTATAACGATTTTGATGGCTACGCCGAGCGATTAAATCACATTGACGACATCAACCGATTACGCCAAATTATCTTCAATTGCTTACATGGTATTATACCAAAAAATGGACGATTAAGCAAAGAAATTAAAGAGGAAATCATCAATAAAATCAATGATTTCAAGGGTTATAAAGACCTGAACTGTTTAGCTTCTTGGTTATTATTTTCTGGTCAGCAAGTTGGAAGTGTTGAGGCGTTATTTGCTAAAGATTTTTGGAATTGTGTGCGCCAAAGCGATTACCCAACGGCTGAGGGCTATTTAGATGGCATTGAGGTTATAAGTGAGTCGTTCCATAAGCTAATCCCCCGCTATCAAAATCAAGATAAGGTGCTACTATTACTTGATCCACCTTATTTATGCACTCGCCAAGAGAGTTACAAACAAGCCACTTACTTTGATTTGATTGATTTTCTACGCTTAATCAATCTAACCAAACCTCCTTATATCTTCTTCAGCAGCACGAAAAGCGAATTCATCCGCTATTTGAACTATATGCAGGAGAGCAAAACAGATAACTGGCGAGCGTTTGAGAACTATAAACGAATTGTGGTGAAAGCGTCAGCTTCCAAAGATGGAATTTATGAGGATAATATGATTTATAAATTCTAA